GAAGCCCTGCCCCTTCGCCCAAGCGATGATCTCGGCGGCGTTGATGACGTCGCGGCGGACGTAAAGCGTGCGGGGCGCGGCATCGGCAGTCGGCTGACGCTCCTGCTGTTCTGCGGGGTCGTCACCATCACCGCCGTCAAGTTCCTTGTTCCAGTCTTCGCCGCTCTCCGCAATGGCCTGGTCGAGGCCAGGATAGAACGAGTTTTCCACAAGCTGGTTGGCGACAACGGTTCGCAGCTCGTCCGATGTAAACAGCCCGGCACGGCCGAGGATTTCGGCGGTCTCGGCGTGCATCTTGCCGATTTCCGCCTCTTCCTTCTCGCTCATCTGCTCCAGCGGAGCCCACGAGTAGAAGATTTTGGGCGGCCTGCGGTCTAGAGCCGAGCGGATCAGGCATTCATCAAGGCGGTAGATGGCCGGGGTGATTTCCATCGACTGCATTGATCCAATGCGGTCGTGGTAGTTCGACATGCTGTGGTCGCCGTTCGATCCGAGGCCGGAAGGCGCGGTTCCAAGCAGGCGGGTGAGCGGAATATCAGCTGCGCCGGCCACTATTTCAAGAAAGCCGCGCAACACCTCCGGGAGGGTCGCGAATGCGATTGTCTTCCTGTCGTACTCCTCGTCCTTGTCGAGGATCAGTGCCTTGTTAATCCCCTTTGCCGTCGCGGCGAGAGCGAAGCGATCCAACAAGCGCTTTTCGTAGCTCTCGTCGGCAAGGCTCGCCATGAAGTCAGGAATGCGAAACACATCGACATTCGCTTCAAAGACGAGCGAGGCGATGTTGGCCGCGGTGGCGTCGGCGTTCCGCATGGCGCCATAGACGCTTTCCAACACGCTATCGCCCCAACCGTGGTTCGGCCCTGCGACAAGGAGCGGATCCGCGTGGGGAGTACCGACAAACACTGCGAGGCGCGACGGGTGGATGGCTGCCATCGTGGTTGCGCCGCTGACCTGATAATCCTTCGGCTTGCCGTAGGTCTCGGAAAGGGCATCCTGATCGATCTGGCCGGCGACGATCTCGCGGCGAGACAGCACGGTCAGATATCGGATGCCGCCCTTGCCGACACTCTCAGGGTCAAGCGGCTGCGAAGGGTCGGTATCGCCAGTTCCGATGTATATGGCCGCGCCACCCCACAGGCGCGCCTTGATCTGTACCTCGTAGAGCTTCTGCCAGAAGCCGAGACGCTTTTCCTCGGCCTCGATAAGTTCGATCTGGGCAGTTTTTGCCTGCCAATTGCGGCCTTTCCTAACGGCATCCATCGCGGGGATGGTCACGATCTTCTTGCCGAGCCACGTCGAACGGAAGGCGTTGAAAAGCTGATCGTCCGTCAGGATTTGTAAGCCATAGTACGACCCAGCGAGTTTGTCGCGCACGGGGTCGCCAAGTCCTGCCACCAGCGAGCGAATGCTGTCCGTCTTGAAATGAACAACATCACCCATTCGGCTTTTCCTTCTTCACCATCTGGGGCGGATTCTTCACCGTGTCCTTCAGGACGGCAGGGACTGCCTTGATCAGGCCCTTTACGCCGCCGCGTTCCTTCGCTTCGACGAGCATCTGCCGCCGGCGCTGACATGGGGTGCAGGACATGAGGTCATCCAACGTTTGCAAGGGTGTAGGTCGAGCCGTTCAGCATCAATTCTGTCAGCGCCCATACCAGGGCGTCGGCGCGGTCAGGCGAGTTTTCACCGAGGTAGCCAGAAGGCGTGAAATCGCACATCTGGTCTTCAAGGTCAGGGAAATCACCGACGTGATGGACCTTGCCTTGCTCGTAGAGCGCACTGATTGGCTCAGCCCGAACAGCCTTGCCGCGACTAGCGACGACTTCCTTGAACGCCGCAAGCTTGTCCGCCGTTGAGACGGTGAACCTGACCATGTCGCCGCCGAAGTTGCGCTCCCCGATGATCCGGTGCGCCCCATGACGATGGTAGAGGTCAACCGCCCGCCTACCCCACCCTTCCGGCGACATCTGGCAAGTGCCATCCTCAATGACATATCCGTGCCCATCGACGCCGAGGCCAGCAACGATGATGCCTATATCGTCACCGGCGCCATCGCCTCGCGTCCCCGACGGATCCACCGAAACGACGATCCGGCGCATTTCAGGCAGTGACGCGACCCGCAGGCTATCGATACCGGGCATCGTCTTGCCGTCAGGGGACTTCCTATCTTCAAGCGCCCAAAGCGCGCCGCTGACTTCGCTGGCCCATTCCCCTGCCTCGAAACGGAGCCGCTTGGCGGCCGACATCGAGGCGAGAACATCGAAATATTCCGCCGGCAGGTTGTCGACATTGTCGGCAGGGTTGACCTGCATCTCAACGTAGTCTTCTGGCTTGGCCAACGCCTCCTTGGTGCCCGGCTTCATCTTCGCCCGGAACATCTGGTAGCTCCAGTGGAGCTTAGATGGCGGGTTGCAGTCGAAGTAGGCTTTCAGCGCGAGGAAGGTTCGGCCCGTGGCCAACGCGATTGCTGAAGCCAACTTGCATTTCTGGGCCAAGCGAGACATTGCGGTCTCGACCGATGCCCAAGGGATTTGGCTGCTCTCGTTGAAATAGAGCGTGGCGTATTCCTGCCCGAGAATCTTTTCGACCCGCTCCTTGTCATCAAGGCCGGCAATCCAGATTTGCGAACCGTTCGGCAGTTCGATGTAGAAATCCGTCTTGTCGAACCTGACCCTTAGAGTGGGGAAGCAGAGTTGCAGAACTTTCGGTATCGTGTCCGACCAGACCGAGGTCTTGGCGTGGTTGAACCGGAAACGGAAAATGGCATGCCGAGATCCAGGTGCGTTGATGGCCCGCTGTATGAGCGCGCGCACCAGAACGAAGGTCTTTCCCGATCGCGACCCGCCGCGAAGCATGATATTGCGGGCGGGGCTGGCCAGGAGGCGGTTAGCCTCGCGCTGCTTCTCCGTAAGCTTTACTGGTTCCATGCATCACAGATTGGCATCCTCTGCCGATACGGTCAGGCTCATCTCGCCGGAGTGCTCATGCTTCTCCACGATGAACCCCATGAGCTTTGCGAGGTCCATCAGCGCCGCGCGCTTGTCGTGCATCTTGATCTTCACACCGGTCTGGGTGAGCGAGACCTCTGATACAGCGGCGGCGGCCTCATCGCTGATCATGTCGCTCGGGACCAACTCGACGGGGTAGATGCCCAAACCGTTCGGGCTCGCATTCTCGGATTCGGTATCGATCGGGCTCCGGCCCCAGCGCACAGCATCGCGAATGTCGAGGAAGGCGATCTTCGCTAGCTCAGCGGCAACGCGTTCCTTCGTAATGGCGAGCTTGTCGATCACCCGCTCATTCACTTTCCCGGTAATCTCTTCAACCCGGCTTCGAATGTCCACATTTGTCCATAAATTCGAAGCGGCTTTCCGGTTTCCTTTATAGCCTGCCTCGGCATACGCCTCGGTGATGGTCTTGCCTTTGGCAACGGCCTGCGCGAACTTCTCATGCCGGGCATTTTTCAGGACTGGCATGGGCTGACCTAGGGGGCGAATTTGACCGAAGACGACAGGAAGGACATTGAAATATATCTCCGCATACTCGAATACGCCAACCGCCGGCATGATTGGCGTGCAAATATAGAATGGAAGATCACACTGGCGATTTGGACACTAATGTTGGCTGCTGGCGCGTTTTTCATCAGCCAAAAGGTAATTCTGCCACTTTGGGCCAGCGTCCTTTTTCCGATCCCTATCCTGCTTTTCCACACCGTGTGGTTAAACGAAATGTACAAGGGGCATGATTTCTGGAAGGCCAGGATGGACTATTGGGCCAACAAGGCACAACTCATGGCGCTAGATGGTGACGCCACTGCACTTTCATCTATCCCTAGAGCGCTTTCTACCGAAATCAGGAAAGACAGCTTCTTTGGAAAAAGTAAAATTCTGTACATCTTTGTCACCGTTGGCCTGGCGCTTGCGTTCTCATTCGGCCCACGACTGGTGATTGGATGATCCTACCTCTACCCTCCGCCGGGCATACAGAGAGAAGCATCGGGTCGACTCTGTCCGCTTAACAGCGC